CCGTCAGTGGCACGACGGCGGGGCGAACAAACGGAACGAAGATGCCCCCATCCGTGACGCGGTGTCCAAATCGGACACAAAAAAAGCGGAGACGCACAAGGCATCTCCACTTTGTTGGACATCGGCAGGGCGGCGTATCCTGCATCTCAGGTTCCCTTTCGGGAGTGTCGGGAGCCATTTCCGACCTCAACGTCCTAGAACAGTATATGTTCTGATGCCTAAATTAAACCACAAATATTTCCTGATGTCAATATTCTGCTTTGTTACTTTTCTTTGAATTTTTTCAGTCGGCCGCTGTTGAGCCGGTTCGTCAGCTTGCCGGAGCTGATCTCGTAGACGCTGGCGACATAGTGATATCCGTTTTTCGCGTCCAGCTTCACGCAGACCATCACGTTTGCGTCAAGCGCCTTGACGAGCTCGACGCTTCCCGGCTCCTTTGGGTTGTGCCCGACGTAGTCCGGCTCCGCGATGATGGACGGAACCAGCGCGACGTTCCCGGTTTCATCCGGATGATGCTTCTGGACGTGCACGGCCAGACCGGCTGACTGCATGATCTCGCCGCAGGGAAGCTCCTGCCCCGTGAGCGCATTGAACTCGTCTATGTAGTCGCCCACGCGAAACAGCTTTTCGCCCACGGTTTGCCTCCTGATTATTGCTTCAGATTTGCCTGCGCGTCCCAAACGGCATCCCAGAAGTCCGTCTCGTTTACGATCTGGACTTTCGCGCCTTCTCGACGAAGCGTCATGGCTTCCTCAATTTTTCGGCCATAGCAGGAATACGCCCAGCACGGATTCCCGGCATTGCCGACTACAAGATAATCTGTCTTGGTGGATACGGAAGACTTCGCACTTCCGCCCAAATCCTCAACATCTTTTGTCATTTCCGCCCGCGTCGCGCGGTAAGACTCGCCGGTAAAGCAGAAGCGCTTGCCTTCAAACGTGATCTCCGGGCAGTAGGCACAGATACCAGCAACCGAGTACTTGCGGCGCAGCTCTTCAAAGTCAGGATCGTTGAGGTTCACAGACTCCTTGAAGTCAACGACATTGCTGCAAAACGCAAGCAGCGTGTTTCGTTCGTCTTCTGTGACTACGCCGTCCTCCAGAATCGTATGCAGCATGGAGTTCAGCTCGTCAAAAGGATATGTACCTTGCAGGTATTCGTTCGTATCGAGCCATGCAGACAACGCACGAATTTCGCTGTCGCCAATCTCTGCGTCTGCCATAATACCGTGAATCAGCCCATGCAGGAACTGAACGGAGGAGGTGAGGATGCTGTAATAGCTGGAATTATCCGCAAAGTTATTGCAGAGCCAGAGAATATTCTTACGTTCTTCCTCATCAATGTGGTCATCCTTGACGGCTGCCTCTACGACCGGGATGATCTCTGAAAACGGATGGCGATCTTTCAGCCCAGAGTGCAGGATACACCAGTTTGACAGCTCGGCAAGCTCTAATTCGTTTACATCACCGCTGGAAGAAATGCCTGCGACGATGCCACGAAGCATGTTGATTGCCTTGTGCAGCTCTGACGGCTTGGTAAACTGCCTGTAGTCCTGTTGTCCAATCGTATCGTTCATATCATACCTCTTTTCAAGAAAACCTCATAGAAAAGTGTTGCACGCAATTTGTAGAATTTTCCAATTGTAAACATAGAATGCTTGCCTTACAATAAGAACAAAGAAAAAGTGCGCGAAAGGATGTGGCTTATGACAGAACAACTTATAACCATGATGCGGGAATTAGATGACGAACGCTGGAAGATTTTTATTTCTGCGCTTGCTGCTGCGTGTGAAGCGTCTCAAGCAGATCAATCATCCTCTGCCTCGTAGTCACATCTAAGGACATAAGCATTTGCGCCGCACCAATCACCTCGCCGGGCAACCGTCCGGCGGGGCTTTTTTCGTCTTCGTAGCCCATGAGATCGTAGACAGAAGCATTCCAGTGCTCAGCCAGCCGAACAAGGGTACTGAAAGGCGGCTCGGTCGTACCGGCCTCGTATTTCGAATAAGTACTTCGGTCGATTCCCAGCCAGTTTGCAACGTCGGTTTGCTTTTCTTTGTTCAACTGGCGGTACTTTTTGAAGTTTCTCATAGACATCACCTGTCTTTATTATAGTGAAAAACAATCACAAGTAAATATCGTGGGAAAAATTTGCGCAAAAATATCTTGACAATTGAAAAAACTTCACCTATACTAATAAATGTGAAGTAACTCCACGTTAACGGAGGTGATAGAAATGAAACCTGCGAACGAGGTTCGCATCACGCGAGACCAGCAAGTTCTGGTCGACGGCATTAACATTCCTTCCGTCCTGCGCTGTGAAGCCAGCATGAACCCTGACTTAGAAACATCGGTTACGATTTATGTTTATGCCGGCAGGATCGCGATTCAGGGCTATACCGCTTATGAGGATTTTCAGCCGGACGGATCGGCAGGAATCGAAGAGCTTCTCGTAACGGAAGACGGGCGCGCGCTCATCAACGGCATTGAGATCCCGGGCGCGAAAAGCGTCAACGTCATCGCAGATCCTCTGACCGACCCGGAGGTCTCAATCCGGGTCTGTACCAGAAAGATCACGATAGACGGATACGAAGACAGCTGGTCATAGGAACGGAAGCGCAGATAAGAGCTTGGACAGGAAGTCAGCCACATCGCTGAGCCCACGTTTGAAGCGGCCTTCCATGTAGATGATGGCCTCATCACAAAGCACGAACTTGCGGTCGAACCCCTTCTTGATGAACCCGATGCGCTGCAGCTCGTTCATTGTCTCGTTGGCATCCGTGGAAAGCCATTCTCCTTCGTACTCTGGAGGCCAGTTTTCAAGCACTGTGAAGTTCTTAGCTTCGCGCTTCTGTACGCCGCTCTTGCGGCGCTCGAGATATGTCTTGTAAATTTGCGCAAGCATCTTCTCAGCGTCTTTTGTCAAAGCACTATCCAAAAATCACACCCCCTTCTACCCAGAGTTTACCACACGGGCGAAGGGAAGTCAAAAGGAGGGATATCTACGAAAGGTTTAGCTTACATGCGCAAACGCGCGAAGCTCAAGCAGTTTGAGCTTGCCGATCTGCTCAAGGTCGAGCGCAGCACGATTGCAAAGTGGGAGTCCGGCGCGGCCTTCCCGCGGGCGGCGCAGCTGCCGGAGCTGGCGGCGGCGCTGCACTGCACGATCGACGAGCTCTATCAGCCGCCGGAAAAATCGATTTAGAGAGGAGGAAGCAACATGCGTGAGACGGAAGGCTACCGACCGCAGCTGGAACTTTTGACGGACATGTTTCCTGCACGGGCGGCGATTACAGTCACGGAGTGCCAGGCGGCGCTCGGGCTCGACCGGCGGACGCTTCTGGCCGACCGGGAGTTTCCCGCGCGGAAAATCGGCAACAAGTACGCCGTGCCGCTGACGGAGCTGGCTCGCTGGCTGACGCGAAAATCATAGCAAAGTATACCCCGCAAATCCACGCGAAATACCTGCCGGAGGGCAAAGGCGGCTTGCAGACTTGCTGCCGGATTGGAGGACATATGCCAAATATCTACGGAGCCGCCCGCATTGCCAAGGGCATCACGCAGGAGCGCGCAGCCGACGCGATTCCGTGCTCGGTGCGGAGCCTCGCCGATTATGAGAGCGGCGCACGCATCCCGCCGTCGGAGACGGTTGTGCGGATGGCGGAAATTTACGACGCGCAGTATCTGTGCTACCAGCACCTGCGCCAGACGAGCGAGATCGCCCAGCGGCTCATTCCCGATGTGCGGGAGTGCGATCTGCCCGAGGCCGTCTTGCGGCTCATTGACCAAATTTATGACTTTGCCGACGCGCGCGAAGACCGCCGCCTGATTACGATTGCAAAAGACGGCGTGATCGACGACACGGAGCGGCCGGAGTTTGACCGGATCGTCTCCAAGCTCGACGAGATCATTCAAAGCGCGCTGGCCGTCGCTTACAACAAAGGAGGATAACTATGCGCAACTTTTACAAACTGGCCGAGAAGCTCATGTGGAGCTCCATTGTCGTCGCCTTCGTGGCCTTCCCGTGGCTTGCCGCGAATTACAGCATGATCTGAGGTGCGGACGATGGAAAAGAGCGTAAAAAAATCCCGCACAGCCGCTGCGAACGACTGCACGGGACTGGTGTTTTACAACACCATGAAGGCATCTTTAGTTTATCACGGTTTGCTGCCAAATGCAAGTGTGGGGGAGGTGATTTTTTGGAAAATCAAGATTTTCGGGCGTTTTGGTCCGTGATCCCCGCAACCGTCTTAGACGATATGCAGCTGCAAGCCAATGCAAAGATTTTGTACGGCGTGCTCTCGTCTCTCATGCGGCGCGAGGGCTATTGCTGGCCGAGTAACGCCCAGCTGGCCGCCGCCATGCACTGCTCGGAGGACGTGATCCGGCGCTGGCTCGCGGCCTTGCAGAATGACGGACACATCCAAGTCCGGGTCGTGCCGAACCGCAAGACGGGCGGCTCCATCCGCTACATTTCCCCCGTGGTCGCTGCGCCGGTCATCCTCGACGAGGAAGAGGGGTACCGGGACGAACAGCCCGGTACGTACCGGGACAAAAATCCCGGGGTAGCGGGACAAACTTCCCGGTCTATATATAAGGATGGATTAAAAAAGGATAATAAAAAAAGAAATATAAAAGAAAAAGCCGTAAGCGCTTCGCTGCTTGAGAAATGCGAGCCGCTTGGTTTCGAGGTCGTCTCCGCGATGCAGTCTTTTCTCATGATGCGCGCTGAGCTCAAGAAACCCATTCAGTCCGAGCGGTCAGCCACCATGCTCTGGAACAAGCTGCAAAGCCTGTCTGCCGGAGATGCGGCGTGCATGGCGCGGATGCTCAACAATTCGACCGAGCATCAGTGGCTGAGCGTGTACCGGCTCAAGGACGACGAGTACCCGCAGCCGCCGAAGCGCGAGGTTGACACACAGGGGGTGCGGTTTCTGTGAGCGACGAAAAGAAGCTGCTGGAAGCGCAGCAGGCGGTCCTCGGTTCGATGCTGATCGATGAAAAGACGGTCGGGCTTGTGCTTCAGGACGTGACCCCGGACGACTTCACAACCGGCGCTTACCGGCAGATCTTTCTTGCCTTCCGGGCACAGTTTGCAAGCGGCGCGGCGTGCGACCCCGTGACCGTCAACGCAAGGCTCGGCGGAAAGTATGACAGGCTCCTCATGGAGCTGATCGAGATCACGCCGACGAGCGCGAACGTCAAGAGCTACGTCGCCATTCTCAAGCAGGAGGCGAGAATTCACCGCTTGCAGGACGTCGCGCAGCGGATGCTGGAGGCAGAGGACGAGGATGCGCTGCGAGCGCTCATGAGCGAAGCGAACGCCCTGTCGGTCGAGCGCCCCGGTCTTCGTGTGGTCGGCATGGAGGACGCGCTCAGTAAGTTCTACGTCCGGCACGACCCAGACGCGAAGCCGGTGTACCTGGACTTCGGCATGGACGACATCAACGACAACGTCTACGCCGGCCGCGGGGACATGATCGTCATCGGCGGCTATCCGTCAGACGGAAAGACGAGCCTGGCACTTACGCTTGCCGTCCGGATGGCAAAGACGCAGCGCGTCGGGTTTTACAGCTACGAGACGGACGCAGACAAGCTCTTTGATCGCATTGTCGCGATGACCGCGCAGGTAGGGCTTCCGAAGCTCAAGCTGAACGCGATGAACGGAAACGACTGGGGCGCGGTCGCGGCAGTCTCCGCAAGGCTCGGCGCGGTGAAGCTGGAGCTGGTGGAGGCGTCGGGCATGACCGTCCAGGACATCCGGGCGCACAGCCTGTCCAAGCGCTACGACGTGATCTTCATTGACTACCTGCAAAAGATCAAGTCGGACATTACAGGCCGCGCGAGCGCCGACCAGTTTCAGGTCGTCTCGAAAATTTCGAGCGATCTTCAGCAGTTCGGGCGGCAGACCGGCACGCCGGTTATCGCGCTCTCCCAGCTCTCTCGCCCGGAGAAAACAAAGGCGGGCAAAATCCCGCCCCCGACGCTCTCGGCGCTGCGCTCGTCCGGTCAGATCGAGCAGGACGCGGACGTCGTTATGCTTCTCTACCGTGAAGAGCCGGACAACAGCCGCAGCCGCCGAATCCTGAACATCGCGAAAAACAAGGAGGGTGAGGCGAACATCGCGCTGATGCTGACCTTCGACGGTCAGACGCAGACCTTCCGCAAATCTGCCGCGCAAGCGCCGCTTCCTCCGCAGGACAAGCGCTGGCAGCCGTGCAACGACGATATCCCCGAGCAGTTCAAACTGCCCGGATGAAGAAAGGACAAAATCATGAAGGCAATTTCCATTCTGAACCTCAAGGGCGGCGTCGGCAAGACCGTCACGAGCGTCAACATGGCATACATTCTTGCCGCCGACCACAAAAAGCGGGTGCTGCTTGCTGACTGCGACAGCCAGTGCAACGCGACGGAGTTCTACGGGCTCACTGAGCCGGGGCTTTACGGCGTGGCGGACGTAATGCTTGGAACATGCGAGGCATATTACGCCGACAACATCTCCGAGACGGTCTACGGCGTGGACATGCTCCCGGCGTCCGATGCGCTGATGGACTTAGATCTATCGTCCATCGGAGATCGCGTGAACGGCAGCTGCCTCAAAGGCTTCTGCGACGCCATCCGCGAGGACGATGCGTATGACTACGTTATTTTTGACTGCCCGCCGGCATTCAACGCCGCCAGCGCCGCGGCGCTCCTCGCGTCGGACGAAGTAATCATCCCGATCAAACTCGATGCATTCAGCCTGCGCGGTCTTGCGAACGTCTCGCGCCAGATTGACAACATGCACAAGATTAACCCCGCACTCAAGATCGCGGGCGCGCTGATCACCATGTGGCGCAACACGCCGGTCGTGCTGGAAGCGGAGGGAAGTCTCCGGGAGTGCGGCATCCTGCCGGTCTTTGAGCAGCACATCCGCCGCACCGACAAGATCGACGAGATGACCTTCGAGCGCAAGCCGATCACGGTCTACTCGCCGTACTCGGCAGCCGGATATGATTACCGGGCATTTGTGCAGGAGTACATCCAGCCGCCCGTGACCATGGACGAGATTCTGAGGGGGGGCTTTGGTGATGGCATTTGACGTTTCAAGCATTTTTGCCCAGCAGGTGCAGGCGGTGTCCAAGTCTGACACCGGTCGGGAGCTCATGCAGGTCGACATTGACGATCTTGTTGGCAACGACGCGAACTTTTACGCGGTCGACGAAGATAAACTCGAAGACCTTAAAAACTCCATTGCGCTGTCCGGCATTATGGACCCGCCGACGGTCACACCGGCGGAGGACGGCAAGTACCGCCTTATTTCCGGCCACCGGCGCACGGCAGCCGTCCGGGCGCTGGTTGCGGAAGGACGCGCGGATCTTCGCAAAGTGCCGGTTTTCGTCCGGAGCCCGAAGAGCGCAGCCATGGAGGAGCTGGAACTCATCATGGCAAACTCCACCGCACGCGTGCTGACAAGCGCGGAGATCAGCCAGGCGGCGCAGCGCGTCGAGCGGCTTCTCTACGACCTCAAGGAGCAGGGCGTGGAGTTCCCCGGCAGGATGCGCGATCATGTCGCGGAAGCCTGCAACGTCAGCAAGACAAAGCTCGCGAACCTCCACATGATCGAAGAAAACCTGATTCAGGATTTCAAGGCGCAGTGGGCAGCAGGCAAACTCCCGGACGCGACAGCGTTGGAGCTTGCGCGGTGCGAGATCGCCTTGCAGATGCGCCTTCGTGACGCGTTTGCCCGGACGAAGGAGTTCCCCACATCTGCCGGAATCGAGCAGGTGCGGGGTCTCGCAAAGAGCGGCGCAAAGTGGCGCCCGAGCATGCTCCTGCACTGCCCCGACAGGAAGCTTTGTCCGAGTTCCAGAGACGACGCGACGCTTCGGCATGACGCGACGTGCGGCTCTTGGACGCCGCAGTGCAAAGGTGAGTTGTGCTGCATGGACTGCAAGTATGGCGCGAAAGCGCGCGGCTGCCATCCCGTCTGCGACCAGATGTGCGCACGCGCCAAACAGTATCGAACCGACAAAAACGCCGACGAGAAACGGGAAGAGGAAACCGCGAAGGAAAATCAACAGCGCGTTTACCGGGTTGCCATCCAGCTCAAGGCGGCGCGGCTCGTGAAAGCCATCGACGCGGCCGGTCTCGCGGACGATGTAAAACTCGCTTTTGCGAATTATTCTGCGGATAAGACCGTCGAGAAAATCCGCGCTTACGCAAACGGGGACTTCGGCGACGATTATTTTTACGGAACGGACGTCCTCGACCCGGACGCGAAGCACGTGCCCGAGCTCTGCGAAAAGCTCAAGTGCTCGGCGGACTATCTGCTGGGGCTGACGGACGAACTTTCGCCGGGGTCCAAGCCTGACACGCTTTTATGGCGCACGGATACCGACTACCCGGACGGGCAGGTGTTGCTGCTGCTGGATATCGAGGGACGAAAAAACTACGATGTCGACACGGCCTTAGGCGGCGAGCTTTGTGTATATGACGCCGGACTTTTGACGGACAACGGACCGCACGTTCTGCGCTGGCTGCCTTTGCCGCCGGAAGAGGAGGGCTCTATATGAGCAGGCAGCTGTTCCGGCAATGTCCCGGCTGCGGCAATCTGTTCGCAACGTACAAGGGTAATCAGGTCTACTGCTGCCGGGAGTGCTACCTGCGGGCGAAAAATGAAAATTACGTCCCGGCGCAGTACCGCAAGAAGGAGGCCGTCCCGGTCCGCATCCGCGTACCGAAGCCGCTGCCGGTCTTCCCGGAATTCCAGCTCAAGCCTGGGAAGATCTACAAAGCACAAAAGCGCCAGTGCTGCGACGGCATTCGCGCAACTTACATTGTGACGCTCGACGAAAAGCACCGGACGATCGTCCGGCAGGAAGAATGTGAGGAGGTAGACCATGAGTAAAATCATCGCAAAGCCCGGCGCAGCATATGACGTGCTGCGGGCCACCAGTGCGGCGCAGATCGCAGCTGCCGCCCGTCTGAGCCAGCCGACCGTTTCGCGCGTCTTCCGCGGCGAGCCGTGCCAGATCAAGACCGCGAAGAAGCTCTGCCGGGCAATCGGCTGCGGCTTCTCGAACCTTTTTGAGCTCCGGAAAGGAGGCGGCGCGGATGAATAGCAATACCGTTTCCGCCATCGTCATCGCCGTCGAGTTTGCCCTCCGCGCGGTGTGCGTGTACGCCATTTTGCGCGTGACGCTGACGCTGTTTAGCATTCGCAAGGCCGAGAAACTTGAAAAAGAGCGCGACGCAGCGCTTACCTACGTCCCGGAAATCTGCCGGACGTGCGCCTGGGGCGCATCGTGCAAAAAAGGCGACCTATGCTGCCCCTGCCCGGAGTGGAAGTTCTGCGGGAAAACAATCGTGGAGGTGTTCGGCGATGACGACAAATGATCTTCTGGAAGCGCTGGCGCGCCTTCGCGTTGAGACCGGCTCCCTTGCCTGCTTCGGCTGCGGGTACGAGCACAATTGCAGCGTCCGCGGTTGTCAGATCCTGCGCGAGGCTGCGACTCAGCTTGAGCATTTTACCGCCGAGAACCGGGCGCTGCGCAACGTTTCGGCCTCGAAACCGGCGAAGCGCTCGCTGAATGCAAGAGTCACGTACCTGCGGGAGATGGTAAAAGAGCTGAACGCTCAGCGGGAAAAGGCCGAAGCCGAGAGGGACGCGCTGCTCGAGATTGCTAAAAATGGAAAAGATTGCGATACGTGCAAAAATTGTGCGGTATGCGTCAAGCCCGGGACAGACGTTGCGCACTGGTGCGATAGATGTGAGGAAAAATGCCGTTGTTACGGGTGCGGAGGCGACCACTGGGAATGGCGCGGATTGCCGGAAGAGCCGGAGGGAGGAGAAAAGGCATGAGCAAAATCAAAAAGGTAGGATTTGGGTATACGGTGCCGAAAGAACGGTACCAGGAAGCCGCGGAGAATATCCAAAAGCTTGGCGCTATGTACGCAGAGTACCTGCAGAAGAAAAATTTCGATGGGCTTGGAGAGCAAGATGCGCAAGAGCTCATGGCCGACATCCTGCTTGCCTGCACTGCGCTGCTCTATGTCGCAGAATTTGCGGCAGATAAATGCCATATGGTGCCGCTGCCGGGAAAGGATGGAAAAGCATGAAGATTTACATCGCCGGTAAAATCACGGGCGATCAGGGGTGTCAGGCGAAATTTCAAAGGGCGGCAGTGGGGTTGCGGATGTGTGGGAACATCGTGCTGAATCCGGCGGAGCTGCCGGAGGGGATGGAGGCTGCGGACTATATGCGCATTTGTATGGCGATGATCGACGTAGCGGACTTGGTCGTTTTCCTGCCAGACGCGAAGGACAGCGCAGGCGCGCGCCTTGAGAAAGCATATTGTGAATACGTCGGGAAGGAGATGGAGAATTGGAGCGACTGACATTTGAAGGAAACTTCTGCGACATTGCGCAGTGCCGAGACTCGGCGTGCCGGCAGGACGGCACCTGCACGCAGAGGCTGGTTTGGGAAAGGCTCAAGGCTTACGAAGATGCGGGATTATCCCCGCAGGCGTGCGCCGAGGCGCGAGAGATAGAGGAAACGCTTTCCGGCTATGATTACTCCATCTCACGAATGGTGGAGCTGATGAAAGCCGACAAGGACGGGCGCGTCCTGATTCTGCCGTGCAAGGTGGGAGATATGGCGTATTGGGTCCATAACGGGGTGATCACCGGCTGCCATGTGTACCGAATCCAGGTGAACCGAAAAGGGACGTTTGTTTTTCTGAAAAGCACGATTTCGCACGGTGGGTTCCGAACCGATGCCTGCCTCGGCAAGACCGTATTTTTGAGCCGCGTAGAAGCCGAGAAGGCTTTGCAGGAAATGGAGGCTGCAAAGTGAGTTTCAGTAAGAAAAAACGGGAAGCGGTCTATGCGAAGTATGACGGTCACTGTGCCTATTGTGGACGAGCTATCGACATCAAGGATATGCAAGTCGATCATTTCAAGCCGCAACGTGCATGGAACGCCGAAGACGCAGGGACGGACGATATTTCCAACCTTATGCCGTCATGCCGAATGTGCAACCACTACAAGCGGGCAAATTCTCTGGAAACGTTCCGGCGCTATATCGCGGAAATTCCCAGAAAGCTCCGAGAAAACTACATCTACAAGGTGGGAGTTGCTTACGGCAACGTTGTCGAGCATGAGAAACCGATCACGTTTTACTTTGAACAGATGGAGGGCAAGAAGGATGGCTAAGTGCATAACCAAAGCGCAGTTGAGACAACTCTATCAGGCTCTGCTCATCGATAACGACGAATATCTGAGACTTTTAAAAGAGTTTGCAGGGATAGAATCCCGACCGACCACGGAGTATAACCACTACGACGAAAATGGCGACTTTATTGGCAGCAGCGTGGACACCGATCTTTCTGACCTGCTGGACGAGGCTGGCGTGGAGGTGCGGGACGATGGCTGAACTGAAACCGTGCCCGTTTTGCGGCGGAGAGGCAGCGTTTTTGGGCACAACCTGTACGATAAAGTGTAAACAGTGCGGAGGGGCGTTTATCGCCACAAGTCCTGTTATGACAAGGATTGAAATCGCAGCTGCGTGGAACCGGAGGGTAAATGATGACTGATTATATCCGGCGCGAAGTGGAGTTCCGGGCAAAGGTGACTGAGACCAGCACCTGCACGTGCGCCGCCTGTCACAACGTCGGGCGCGTCGTAAAGCTCAAACTACCAAAAGCACTATACCGTGATGGAATTTTGCAGGCAGAATACAGCGAGTACTGGCTCTGCCTGAACTGCCGGGGATCGCTGGTACAGGCGCTTATGTGGCCAGACGCAGAAGAATGATAGGAGGTGACGACGATGGCTGATTATGTCCGACGTGGCAAGGTTGAATTTGAGCTTTGCGGCGGGAACCTGCCGGAAAAGTACAAGGCTTTTGTACGACGTGTGCTGAATGACAAAAACCTCGTGCCCGCCGCCGACGTTGCGGAGGT